GAATCACTTACTATAATTGATGAAGTACTAAAAAAAATATAGGTTATTTTTGGATATACCAGATAAAACTGTTAATTATTCTAAGTTATCACCTTCTCCTGAAGATATTGATTCACAAAGGAAATATATCTTTCAAGTTTTATCTTTTGTAAAATATAAAGAAGACATAGATTTAAAATGTGAAAATATTATAAGAAGGGCGATTAAGGGGTGGAACAGCGCACCACCTTCTTTTGAAAATAGAATAAAATTACTTGTTGGAACATCTAGAATAAAGGCATTTGAAAAACAAGATATATCTATTTGTGATCCTTTTAGAAATATACCCGAAAAACGGGGAAAAGGAGCCGGAAGGAAATCTAGAACCTTACAAAGTATTCTACAAAATGAAACTATAAATAAAATAAATGAGATTGATCCTTTAGATATCTTTTCCCCGATCTTTATAAGTCCTGAAGAACAACTCTATATTAATAGAAGAAGAGACATCTATAACAAAGAATTTGACTTTAATGAATCAAGTGATCAAGTTCTTCTTAACCAAATTCTTTTAGATGAATTAGTGATTAGAAGAATAAATATGAAAAGGTTACATGATGGTGGAAAATATATTTCTGAGGCTGAAATTGATAAGATAATGGAACGTTTTAGGAAAAATTTAGAAAAATTAGGAGTATTAAGGGTACAAAGATTAGAATTAAATACTGATATTCAGGGCAATATTGCACAACTTTCTCTTGAACTTGAAAAGAAATTTGATAAAATAAATAAAATTAGAGACCCAAAAGAAAGAAATATTATTATAAATAAAATTTTAGATAAATTATCTTATACAACCCCAGATGAGATATTACAATATGCCCTTGAACTTGAATATCAAAGAAAGCATAATACAAATATCCCTGAGAATAAAATTAACTTTGATATAATATCCGAGGAAATATAAAACTGTGGCTTTAATGGTTAAAAAAGGTAATAAATTAATTCGTCCTATGAAAAAAGAAATTTATAGCCTTTCTCCAAATGAAGAAACTGTTTTATTTTATAGATTACATCCCGTACAAGCAGCAGCCAATATTTTAAAAATAGAACTTAATTGGTATCAGAGAAAAAACCTTGTAAATTTGTGGTTTAAACCTTTTAATCTAATGTGTTGGGGGCGGGGGGCAAGTAAGTCTTTTTCTATTGCTCTTTTTAGTGTTCTATGGGCTATGCTTTTTCCTTATCAAAAAGTAATAGCTTTGGGCCCAAGTAAACGACAAGGTGATTATATTTTTAATGAAATAGAGGATCTTTATGCAAAATCAGATTTTTTTAGAGCTTCAGTTAAAAGAAGAATTTTAAGAAGTCCTATGGAAAATAAGGTGGAACTAACCAATTTTTCTACTATACGATCCTTGCCAATTGGTCCTGGAGGAGAAAAAATTAGGGGCGCTAGAGCTCATGTTCTTGCACTTGATGAATATGCACAATTTGATAAAGATATAATTGATTTAGTTATTAGACCTTTTCTAGCCATTAAAAAGAAAGGTATTGATAATAAATTAATCATTTCTTCTACTGCTTATTATAAATGGAACCATTTTTGGACCCAATTTCAAAGATATAAGAAATTATCAATTTTAAGTCCAACTAAATATTCTTGTACTGAATATAATTATAATGATATTGTTATAGATAAGGATTCTCCGTTTGAAGTTGCAATGGAACAAGTAAATGAGGCCAGAGAATCAATGACCGAATCGGATTTTAGAATGGAATGGCTTGGAATTTTTCCGGATGGTATAGATAACTTTTTTTCTACGTATTTAATTGATACTTGTACTCCTAAACCACCTAAAAATAAAGAAGTAGAAATAGAAAAGTTTTCTTCTTTAGGAAAATATTTAATAGCAATTGATTGTGCCAGAGAAGAGGGAGGAGCAAATTTCGCATTAGGTATTGGTAAAATAACCGATGAATCCTTGAATGTAGTTAAAATGATTACGTTAAATGGGGCTAGTTATCAAGAACAAATAAAAACTATTAGACAGTCTGTTTTGGATTTTCCAGTTATATCTATATTTGTTGATAAAGGTGGTGGGGGCACTACTATTAAAGATTTGTTGGCGGAAACTTGGTATTCTAATAATGGTAAAGTAGTTTCTTCTGATTCTACTTCTAAAATAATCCACTTACCTATATTAGATATGGATGATCCTGCATGTAATAATAAAAATGGTTTAAAATTTCTTAGACTTATAGACTTTCATGGTTCAAAACATAGTTCTTTATTTATAAATCTGAAAGCAGAAATGGAACATGGAAGAGTAAAATTCCCTTTAGATTTAAGACGAGATAAGGATAAAGAAATAGAATTGTTAGGGCAAAATATTGTAGCTTTAAAAAAAGAACTTGCAGTCATTGAAGCTACTCCCAAAGGGGCTTACCTTAATTTTTCTGTCCCAAAAAGATTTAGGATGGACAGGGCCGCAACACTTGCAATGCTTGTTGATGGTTGGATATCTTTGACACGAAAAGCAGAAGAAATACATACTGAAAAAATAGAACTGGCTACAGGATTTTTTATTTAGAGAATATATTTATGCCTAAAAACAAAAAGCAAAATGAAGAAAATATTGAAGCTATTTTATCTAATGGAGTATTATTAAACAATAAGACTAATAAACTGATAGATAATATTTTAGATTCACAGAAAGTATATGTGAAATCTATTTCTACTGATGATCTTAGTACAGGTGTTGCTATTAATACTTATGAGAAAACTTCTTTACAATATCTTAAAAGTTTAAAGGAATTTTCTTATGATGTGGATAATATAAAAGAACAAATTAGATTATCCAATAAAGTATATAAAATAGATGGTACCGTTTCTACTGCTGTTGATGTGTTGGTTGATTTTGTTGTTTCTTCTTTTGATATTGATGTTGATAAAAAATATAAACCAATTTTTAATTATTTTAGCGATAATTTAAATAAAGATTCAAATTTTTCTGATGCAGGGTTATATTCTATTATCAAAGAAATGGCACTGGAATGGTTCCTTTCTGGAAATGTTTTTCCCTATTCAACATGGCAAAATATTGATATAGATGGAAATAAAGTAAATTTACCTTATATTATACAACTTTTAAATCCTTTGGCTATAGAAATACCAGGTATGTTGTTTGAGAATAATGATGGTGCAATCTTTTTTAATTCTAATTTATCTACTGAAAATCAATATGGTAAAAGTTTAATTAATAAACAACTTTATGGAAATAATGATTCTGAGACCATCCGTAAACAGTTAGTTACCCAAAAATTTCAAGAATTATCCAAAGATAGAATTTATCATTTAAAAAGGAAAACTAGAAGTTATGATGTTTGGGGAATACCTTATTTAGTAAAGACTTTTAATGCTATTTCAACTAAAATGAAATTGAGAGCATTAGATAATTCTACAACTGAAGGCATGATAAATATGCTTACTATCTTTAAGATAGGTTCGGAGAATGTAGAATCTCCTTATCATATTGTATCGAAGTCCCGTTTAAATGCTTTTGCCAATCTAATAAAGAACCCGCAGGCCTCTACTATGATTGCATGGGCGCATGATATTGATGTTATTACTGCTGGCCCAAAAGGAGAAATTCTTGATTTTGAAAATAAATATAAAGAAGTGGATGAAGAAATTATTAGAGCGGTAGGTGTACCTCGTATTTTATTAGATGGTTCTGGAACTGCTACAGCGGGTTGGGTGGCTATTCTTTCTCTTATGGAAAGATTAGAAAGAGTTAGAGAATCTATTCAAGGGTATGTTGAATATATATTCAATCAAATTATGGAAAAAAATAAATTTGAAAATGTTAAAGCAAAATTAGTTTGGTCACCAATTAATTTGCGAGATGAAAAAACAGTTAAAACTCTTTTAATGGGGTTTTATGATCGAGGATTGTTACCTATAGAAACCACTTTAAGGGAGGGAGGTTACAAACCCGATGAATTGATTCTTAAGATGGAAAAAGAAAAAAATAATAAAAAATTTGCAGAATTATTTAAAAGAAGA